GCACAGTTCTACAATAGCTCTAATGGTCTTATTAAGTCAGTGGCTGGAAATACGCTAACAGTCACAACACATCCTTATCATCAGTCCGCTCAGCCTGGAAGTGTTGAAGATTATAGAACAACTACGGCAATTTCCATGTTAACCACCGGCAATGCATACAATAATGGTACAGCTTGGATTCGATGGCAATACCAGAGAAGGACCGCCAGTCCAGTTGGTGCATGGGTAGATCTGGGCACTGTTGATGATTCATCTAATCCGTTGACAGATAACGAAACCGCTGAGTTTAAAGCTCTTCTTTTTGAATCTCTGTCATCTACTTATGAATATCAATTTAGAGCACGAGTTGTATATTCAGGTTTAGGAAATAGCAATTCTGAAGTTGGCGCCTGGAGCGCTTACTCTCCTGCAGTTAGACCAAAAAGAAATGTTGCGACACAGTCAGGAAGTCAACCGTTTAGTGACAGAACTTATTTTACTGCAGGCAGTACGGGTAGCGCATCCAGTGCTAGTGGTGGCACCTCGTACCTTACGGCATCGAATGGAAACACTGGCGACCAGTGGATATCAAGCCCCACTGAATCTACTTCAGTTGGCCCAATAGCAGTAGATAATATATCTAGAGATGGAACTTATACATACTATGAAAAAATAGCTGGATATGGTTTACTTTCGGTAAGTGAGGCAAAAGTAACTGGTTCAAGCACTTTAACTGTTGCAGCCGCATATAGATATACTTATATTGAAAGCGGTACAAGATACACGGCAATTCAATTTAATACGGCAAATGATAATGTTAGTTATCCATTCTATGTCGGAGATGGTGTCACAATTTCAGGTTCAGCCGCGGCTAACATTGACGGATCAAGAACGGTTACAGCAAGAAAAAGCTCAGATAATTTAAGATTTGTAACTCCTTCAGCAACAGTAACTAATGCCTGGAATTTAGATGTTATGACTTTGAGTGGTCAGACGACTGGCGGAGGAAATGTAAATCTATTAAATACAGCAGCTTACACTTATGAGCCCGCATCATTTGTGACAGGTGGTACAAATTCAGTAAGAATTCTAAACACAGATTTAGCTGGATATCCATTTTCAACATTTACTAGCTCAGGATCGGACGCCAGCATTTGGTTAACCGGTGTAGTCGCCAAGGGGTCTGGAACTGAAACATTGCTATATAATTTTGTGCCAGAAAAGACAAATGCCAGAATGATATCTGGAACCAATAGTGTTAGGGTCACAAATGGCAATAGCGCATGCGACATCGCAGTGTATCTAAATACAACAGATTTAGGTACAAAATCTTTTGCTGCAAATGAAGAAAAATACTTTGCTATACCGTCAGGAACAAAGTATCCAGACGATGGACCAGATAGTAACGCATTTGAAGTAAGCGTATTTGCAACAAGAGTTGATAGCGGTCTAGGCTGGTTTGCCGCTGTTGCAGAAGTTCAAATAAACTATACTTATGATGTATTAACATAGGAGAGATATGAGATATATATTACATAATTTTAAATTAATAGATAAAATTACTAACAAAGTTTCAGATATAAATGATGAAAATCTAGAAATTATTTCCAGTACGACTCATCCTGCATTAGAAGACAAAACATTTATTTCTTATTTAAAATCAGATTTATCGTTTGATAATAATGAGCATTATATAGACTGTGAAATACGAGAAATAAATTCACAACAGGCAGTGGAGTTCATTCAGGCTATTAATGATAAATTTTTATTAGAATTAAATGAAGATGGAACAATATCAGTAAATATAGAGAGTACTATCTCAGGACTATATCTTTTTAATAAAGATATTCAACCATTTAGAGATTGGACTTGGAATGACGTTATTGGTAAATGGGTGCAAACTTCAATTAAGTTAAATGAAGTTATTTTTGATTCTCAGTGGAGTGAAGAGAATAAAAAATGGATATCAGCATGCAAGGTGCATCCAAATAGGTTATTGCGAGGTTTTCAGCTTTGGGGTGTCGAAGAAAAAAACAATACTTCATCTTTCAACAAAGCATGCTCTACCACCGAATACGCAATCAAATCTATACAAGAAATTACCCACGGAGATAAATCTATAGATCAACTTGTCACTTCTAGGGAAAATAATGAAGTTACTTTTCCAGTGATAACAAATCATTACACTGTGATAGATCTTGCCCCTCTGGGGGTTATTTCCTATTCGGAGACAGCAGAGGAAACGCTGGATGCATTTCAGGCAGTATATGGCATACATCCGCAATGCACATCCAGAACAATTCATGAATTATTTAGATTAATTATAGAATGGGCATATAGCTATACTGAATTTCAGAATACAGAACCAATGGCTGAACTCTGTCACAATATTTTGCGAACAGTCCAGATGCCAAAAAACGTAAGGGATGACCTAATCGGGATAAGACTACAACAGGTTGGAAGATTTATAATCGGTGATGCAAATGCACTTCAAGAATATGCCGAAGATGCAGAACCACCTCAATCTTTTACTGAATGGATTTCAGATATTTACTATTCCTTTAGGACTAGGACAATGAATGCGCCATTAAATATAAATCAGAACAATCTACTTGACTCCTATCCAATGTGATATAATATTTGCCTAAGACTGTAAGGAAAGGCAAACATGGACGACTTAGATATTAATATTTTAGTTCAAACATTTAGCGAAAAAATTGGTCAACTAGTGACTGACTTGGTAGTTAAAGAGGCAACAATTAAACAACTAAGTGCAAAAGTTGCAACTCTAACTGCCATGACGCAACCAGGTAAAACAGAAAAATTAATTAAACAAACAAAAACAGACAACTTTGAGTGAGGTAAATGAAATGTCAGAAGAAATAATTGAAACAAGTGAAGTAATTGAAATAAGTCAGCCCGTAGAGAATAAAGAATTTGTTATTGAAATTAAGATTTCAAATGCGAATCTTCAGTATAAAAGCGATTTTAACGAAGCTGAAACAGTCTTCTGGATGGAATCAGTCAAAACATTAATCTTAAAAAACGCCTTTGATAAGGTCAATCAGACTCCATCTGAGTAACTGATATAAAAAAGTCATTATAGCTACTATTACTAGTAGTTTTTAAAGTGGAGAAGAAGATGGCAGCTTTTGATTTTTTGCCCTTTAGGCAAAGAGATAAATCACAAAATAATGTTATTGCTAAGGCATTGCAACCTGATGAAATTAAATCAGTAGGCAGAGCTATGAAAGTCGCTGCCTTGGCACTCGGCTTTCAGGGTAATACATTTTATTATAACAATAGAGCTACATTTGAGCCTTCTCCATATGACTTTGATCGGATTATGCAGGCGGCAGATACTGACTCTTACGTCAAGCAAGCGTTAAATAAGCATAAGGAACTCTTCTGGAAAGAGAACTGGAACATCGTTGGCGAAAATCCAGAAGCAGTTTCTTATCTTTATCAAAGAATAGACTTTATGGAAATGGCAATGAAGCGCCCATTCCTAGACTTCCTAATAGAGGTCACTGATCACCTTTTTAAATATGGAAATGTTTTCATAGTCAAGGCTAGAGGAGATATTTCGGAGTACTTTCCAACTGAAATATCAGGGGTCAATGCGGAGCTTCCGGTCGTAGGATACTATTTAATTCCGACTGAGCAAGTAAGAATATTGAGAGATAAGTTCAATAGGCCTAGGTCATATCAGCAGGCTTCGGACCCTCTGACATATGCTCCAACGGAGCGAGATCCAGTTTGGTCAGCTGACCGTGTCATTCACATGCACACCGATAAGAAGACAGGTAGAGCTTTTGGTACACCCTTTATGGGGACCGTACTTGATGATGTAGTTGCACTTAGACAGATGGAAGAAGATATTCAAAACTTAGTTCACAGAGAACTATTCCCTCTGTATAGATATACAATAGGAACGGCAGACCAGCCAGCAGAGCCCGATGAAATAGACAAGGCTGCCATAGAAATTGAGAACCTTAGAGCAGAGGGTGGCCTAATACTTCCCTATCGTCATTCAATAGATGTTATCGGGGCAAACAACGCAGCACTGGACGCAACGGCATATCTGCAACACTTCAAAGAAAGAGTAGCAGTTGGACTAGGAGTCGCTCCGCACCATTTGGGAATGATGATGAATGGCGGAAATAGATCAGTGACAGATCGCCTAGATACTGCCTTGTACGATAAAGTAAAGCAATACCAAAAGCTTTTCTCTGATATGGTAAGAGTTCATATTTTTAATGAAATCTTGATGGAAGGCGGATTTGATCCTATATCTAATCCTATAGAGTCTGGTATATCAGATCGTTGCTATTTCAAGTTTAACGAAATAGACGTAGACACTCAGGTTAAGAAAGAAACTCATGTTATCCAAAAGTATGCCAATAATATAATTGGCCTTAAGGAAGCTAGATTGGAACTTGGCCTTGATCCAGAGTACGACGAAGAAGATCTTTACGCATCAATTCAAGCCAAGATTCAAATGGAAATGGCTAAGAATCAAGCGGAAATTACCTCAGACGCAAAAGCCGTAGACGTTCAGCGCGATGGAGATAAGCAAACGCCCGCCACAAAAGGGCAAAGAAATCTTCCCAATACCAAAAGAGGATCTGGCAATACTATCCGACCAGCAAATCAACAAGGAAGAAAAACTTCACCAAATATTAGAAGATCTGATAATTCATGGCTCACATTAGTTGAAAATGCTCTAGAATCAGAGTATACTATCGTTTACACTAATGACGAGAAAGGCATAGATGATGTCAGAGAAGATAACAATAAAAAATGATACAATTTCTACCTATCTAAATACTGATGATGGTCTAATAGGTTTCACTAAGGCCGTAGATAACGGGCAAACTCGTTTAGCACTTCAGGTTTTAGTAGAAGTTATAGAACAACTAGTTGATAGAGTTTCTTTCTTAGAAAGTTTTATTGAAGAAGATTCCGCAGAAGAAGACATTCCTTCCGCTCAGGAAGAGATTGTTATAGAGCAAAAAGATTCTATTCAAAAAAGCAAAACAGCAAACGTTGCACAAGATGATACGGTTGCAACTCCCTTAGTCGCTGAGGAAAAGAAGAAGTAACTTTTAAATGAAACTTATTCTCGGATGCCCAATGTACAAAAGAAGTTGGATTCTTCACCATTGGATTAAATGCATAATATCACAATCAGTCCCGATTAATGATATAGGTTTTATATTTGAAGTATCTCCAGATGATACAACAACCATTCAGGCACTTGAATCTTGGAGAAAATTCGATAAAAGAATACCTTATTTTGAGATTAAGATTAGAGAAGATATTCCGCATTTTGAGCATGAGAATAATGGTAGACAATGGAGTATGTCAAAGTATCTAAATATGGTATCTTTGAGAAATTCATTGTTAGAATCAGTAAGAAAAGTAGAACCAGAATATTATTTTAGTCTTGATTCTGACATCTTACTAACTAACATAAATACCATAGAACTTCTAATAGCACACATTAAGTCTGGCGCTGACGCAGTTAGCCCATTGATGTTTATGACTCCATTTGGAACAATGTATCCAAGCGTCATGGACTGGAGACTAGATGTTCCGGTTAAAGCATTTAGAAAAGAAAAGTATGAATTAGGACATTACTTTCAGTCGGATGTAATCATGGCTGCAAAGATGATGTCTAAAGACGTATACAATAATATTAATTACACATTGCATGAACAAGGCGAAGATGTTGGTTGGTCTTTGGAGTGCAAAAAAGCTGGCTTTAAATTGTATAGCGCCTCGTATATTTATGCGCCACACATAATGTCCGAAGTAATGTATGAATCATTCTTGGCTAACGGAGACAACAGACAAGAGCTCTTAATGAGCAGCTACGCTAAAGTATGATATATTTATATAAATTTGTTCAATGTTATAAAAATAAACTTACTATATAAAACAGAAATAACTATCTAACAGGGGATTCAAATGTCATTTGACTTTGTTGAAAATTTTACTCTAGAACTTCCTGACCTTTCTAAGTCAGATCTAGATTTTTCAGAATCATTTAATTCAAGGCATGGGCTCATCATTGAGGTCGCAGCTATTCACGAAGGCCTTACTGCTAACTACAATAACTATTCCGCTGAAGCTCTAGAGCACGCTCTTCAATCTTGGGTAGACCCTTATCCTAAGCCCATTATCTTAAACCACGATTTAAATACTGAGCCAATAGGTAGAGTCATGGCGGCTAGAATGGATAAGGAAGCTGATGGTTCATCATTCGTCAGATTGCAGATTGCAATAACAGACCCCGTCGCTGCACAAAAGGTATTAGATAAGAGATACCTTACAGGTTCAGTCGGCGGTAGAGCTGGAAAAGCAATTTGTAGCATCACGGGAGACGACCTCGCCGTAGAAGATGCATCCGGAAGGCCTAAGGCCCCGAAGTACAAAAGAGGCCAAGTCTATAAGGGCAAGCTAGCATTCATAGACATGCAAGATATAGGCTTTAAGGAATATTCTTTTGTGAATCAGCCAGCAGATCAAAAGTCTGGAGTCAGATCACTTAAGACTACTGATGGTAAAGCCGAACTATCCGATTCAGAAGGTTGGATAGCTAGAAGCGCAGCATTTGTTCTTAATATGGATAACGAAGATATTATTTCCATTGAAGAAAATAGATCTATTCTTTCAAATATGAAGAAAAAAGAATCTAAGCCAATTTATTTACATCTAAAAGGCGCTTTTTTAACAGCTTTAGCTTTTCAAGAAAGCGAAAGTTATATAAGTAAAACAGAATCATTACTATCTAATGAAGATTCTGAAAACAATAATTCTGAGGAGACTCGTAACATGACAGATGTTAACAAGAGTGAAGACATTTTAGCTGTAGCTGAAGGCTTAAGCGAAGATCTTTCCAATATATCAGCTTCCGCCATAGGCGAAGCTTCAGAAGAAGTCAAAGTGACTTCAGAAGAAGAGAAGACTGAAGAAAGCACTTCTGCAGAAGAAGAGCAAAAAGAAGTTTCCGAAGGAGATGCAGACGCAGATTCAGAAGAAGAAAAGAACTCATCTGACGATTCAGAAAAGGCGGATGTGCAAGACGCTGATTCCGAAAACGCTGAAAAGCCGGAAGAGTCATTGTCTAAGGACAATGAGGATCAAGAGACCGCTGAAGAGGAAAATAATCTCAGCGACAACAAAGAGGGCGTTGAGCAAGATATTGACCTCTTGAAGGCATCTATCAAGTCTCTTGAAGAAGAAAATGCAAAGCTCAAAAGCGCATTGCATAGAACTCTAGTAGAAAGAGTTGTCGACACTAAGATCGGTCTTGGTTTCGAATCCGCAGATGAAAGAGAAAACCTGATAGGCGAGCATGCTTCACGCACAGCTGCTTCTTTGGCAGACTCTTTGAGAGATCTAGCTAAAGCTCCGTCAAAGATTAACAAGCGCATTTCTGATTATATGACAATGCCGCAAGTGACATCTGAAGCTGAAGTTAGCTCTGAAGAAAATGTACTTACTCTTGATAAAGAGGAAAATACAAAGACTTCTACGGATCCTAACGAATCTTTTGAACAAGTACTAGTAGATGCCCTCATGGGTAGACGTAAACTTTAATATTTAAGGAGATAAAAAATGAGTTTAGCAAAGTTCCGCAAGGTTCATAGTAAGACTGGTGCAGGCCGGTTTGTAGTTTCTGAGGGCATTGCCCCCGCAGCCTATTTACTGCCCCATCCCGGTCTTCCTACATGGTACAATGACAGTGAAGATGATCGTTTTGAGATCGTCATCCCCAAGGGTACAATTCTTTCAGTAGTTGCAGACGCAAACGGCGATGCTCGCATTGTTCCCGCTAACGGATCTGGTGCAAGTCAAGGTTGGGGCGACGTTATGCCTAGCTGGGATCCGCTTGATGGCGCTACCCCTAGCTCGACCACTGGTTCAACTGACACAATTTCGGTGGGCGCCTATTCAGTTCCGATTGGCTGCGCACAATATGATCTTTACAGACCATTCGATAAAGGCACCTCACAAGGCGCTGGCTTTATCACACATGGTTACGTAGAGTACCCAATGGTTACACATGTTAACGCCGATGTAACAGTTGGTTCATTAATCCGAGCCGATCACATGGGTCGTCCGGTGGCATTCGCAGCATCAACAACTGTTGCTGGTGCCTATCCATGGTTGCAAGTGGGTAAGGTTGTTGAAGTTGAGCAGTTTGCTACCAACTTCGATGATGGATTACTCAGCTATATGCAACTTCCCTCTGATCCGGGTGCATTAAAGACTGTTTACGAGCTTACTCGTGCAGGCACCTACAGTGGTAAGTTAGGTATCCGGGCCAACCTGGACGTACATAATGTCATTGGTGCTTTCCGCGTCAATCTGACACTCTAATATTAATATTAATACAAAAGAAACATTAACACAGGAGGAATAATCCTACGATGAGTAAGACAATCCAAGAGCTCCTCTCGGGTCTCCCAGCTTGGGAAGCAGTATTGACTGAGGACGGGTACATAGATGCAGACAACAGAGTAACAATTAAGGAAGCTTTTGCGTCACCAGACGCAGCAGCACTTTTCCCCAAAGTTCTTTCGCGTACGCTTAAAGAAGCAGCAGAGCCACAACTACTTGTGACTCCATTGCTTTCCACTGTTCGTCTCGGTAAGGGACGCTCTTTGGAGTTCCCCGCAGTCAACGCTATTCAAGCAGCAGAGATCCCAGAAGGACAAGAGTATCCAGAGCAAGCACTCGCTTTCGCAAAGCAGGTAGAAGGCAAAGTTTCAAAGAAGGGCGTTAAGCTATCCTTTACAGAGGAAGTCATCGCTGATTCACTTTGGGACATTGTTGGTTTACATGTTCGCGCAGCCGGCCGTGCTATGGCTCGTTTGAAAGAGCAGATTGCTCTTAGCCGTTTCAAGGATGCAGCTACAATTGCATTCGATAACGATAGTGGTAGTTATGATGACACAACAGGTAGAAATATTGATGGCGCAGCCAACTTGACAATTACCTGGGATGACATTGTGGACATGGCCGCTATCCTTATGGCTGAAAATCATATCCCAACAGATTTCATTCTGCACCCATTGATGTGGTCGGTATTCCTTAAGGATTCCATCTTCCACGCTGGTGGATCAGCATCTTCTGTAGGTACAAGTTGGGGATATCGTCCTCAGTCACCGGAAGGTGCACTGAACGCGACAGCTCCAATGGGCTTGAATGTTCTTGTTTCGCCTTTCGTTAGCTTCACAGCTAAGAGTGGCGCAACAGCAGCTAAGTCAGACCTTTTCCTCATCGACCGTAATGAAGTCGGTACTCTTCTCGTCAAGGACGATATGAGCACTGATCAGTTCGACGATCCGAGTCGCGATCTTCGTGCACTCAAGATGAAGGAGCGTTACGACATCGTAATGCTGGGCGACGGTGAGGGTATTACAGTTGCTAAGAACGTCAGACTCAGCCGTAACTACGAAGTTCAAGTTACAAACGACGTAGCCTTAAGCTGATAAAAAACCTTAGGGTCGTTATAGTTACAAATTACCCTAAAGCTGGGGGCGGTAGAGAAATCTACTGCCCCTTTGCTTTTTATTGAATTAATTTATTACTATTAGTTCAGGATTATAATTATGGAGTGTGTTGAGTGGCTTTGTATTTGATAGATAGCGCTACAGTTACTGTTAATACAGTAAATATTAAATTTGGCAGAACAATCAAGATAGCATCATTAATAAATGCTAATTTTATTGTACAAACAGATTCAGCTACACCTGTTCAGACAATTTCTCCATTTAGAACAATAAATACAATTACTGATTATAATCAGATAAGTAGAACTTTAACTTTATACTGGGATGTAGTATTAAGTTCCAATACCGACTATGTAGTCAGGGTCACTAACTTAGTTGACTCATCTGGGCTAACAGTTGCTGAGGAAAAAATTAGCTTTACTAGTCAAACTAATTCGGCAACTCCTTCAATTCTACAAGAGAGCCAAGCAACAGTGCTTAACGAAGTGCTGATAGAGGATAAATCAGTAAGAGCTGATATAGAAACTGGATATCAGATACTAGCAAAGAATCCTAATTTCTATATAGAATCAACTAATCCTTCTAATGGTGACTTTTATTTAAATAATGATGAGAACAATGGAAGAGTCACAGTATCATTCAGTTCTCGTCCAGCATCAAACTTTTTGACATTAAAATACTTTAAAGCTCAACGTAAGAAAATCCAAAAGACTCCCTCAAGATGGGAAAATGTATCATCAGAAGTCTCCATGCACTCATGGAAGCCAGATGTATATATTGATTTTCCGTCAGATGATGCAACTCCCGTTTACTATGTTGATGGAAAAAATTACTTTGAATCAGGCTATAAATACAGGGTAATTGTATCAGCAGAGGTAGGACTATAATGGCAAATGCATTATACGCAAAAGGTAAAGAGGGTCTACTAGAGGGCCTATTTGACTTGACTGATAATAATATTAAAGTTGCACTAGTAAAAAATACCTATACAGTAAATCTAAGTACGCATGAATTTTTATCAAGCATTAGCGAAGCTTCGGTCGCAGCAACAACTACTTTATTGACCGGAAAAGCAACAACTTCTGGGGTTTTTGACGCAGATAACATAACAATAGAGAATTATGGAAATAGTGGTTTTGCGTACTTAGTATTATATAAAGATACTGGCGTTCGAGCCACATCAAGGCTTCTAGCCTATATAGATACAGCCACTGGACTTCCAGTGTCAGCTACTACTGATCCTATCTCGGTAACAATTAGTTGGAGTAATGATCAATACAAAATATTTAGTTTATAAAGGATTTTTATGGCCACCCAGTATCCCGCAGCATTAGACATATTGATTAATCCTACATCGTCTGACCCACTCAATTCAGCGACAGTACCTCACCATCAACAACACGCTAATGCAAACGATGCCATTGAAGCCATACAAACAGTTATAGGATTAAATCCAGCGGGCAGTCATTTAACAGTCAAAGATAGAATAATATCTGCAGAAACCGCAATTACTACTCAATCAGTTTTAAATGGATTGACTGACGTTACTATTACAACAGTGAGCACAGGTAACGTTTTGCGTTACAATGGTTCAGTTTGGGTTAATCACCCTGAAGAAAACCTTACCGATGGAGGAAATTTTTAATCATGGCTAATACGATCAGAATCAAAAGAAGAGCATCTGGTGGTGCAGCCGGCGCACCCTCAAGTTTAGAAAACGCAGAACTAGCATACAACGAAGCTGATGACGTTCTTTATTACGGTAAAGGAACAGGTGGAGCAGGAGGAACTGCAACGACAGTTCAAGCCATTGCTGGCCCTGGTGCCTATGTAGGCTTGTCCGGCACTCAAACTATTACAGGAAATAAAACATTTTCTGGTACATTAGCTCTTGGCGGTTCTGCAACTGCAACGACACAAACAGCAGGAAACAACTCAACATCCGTAGCAACAACAGCATATGTAGATAGCGCTGTAGTTGCATCTACATACAACTTTACTTTAGCAGGTGATTCGGGATCTTCACAAACAATCGATGACGCAGAAACCGTAACTATATCTGGTGGAACTGGGCTTTCATCAATAGCATCATCTACAAATACCATAACCCTACATCTTGACAATACAACAGTTACTGCTGGTTCATATGGTTCAGCTAGTGCAATCCCAACTTTCACAGTTGACGCTCAAGGCCGTTTGTCTGCAGCAGGGACAGCTTCTATTTCTACTTCATTTACAGTAGATGCAGACAACGGTGACAATTTAACAATTGCTGGTGGGGATACCTTCACTATAGTTGGTGGCATAGGCCTAACATCGGTGGCCTCTGCAACTGACACGCTTACCTTAAACCTTGACAA